CAACTGCTAATCTAGCAACTGTATCTGCTGCGGTTGCGACAATAAGATCGCCTTTTGCATCAACAATAGTTTTAGCAATTGCGTTACCAGCATTTGTGAATACTGTGCTGTCAATTGCAGTTCCAAGTGATCTAATTGCTGCTGCGCCATCTTTAACTAGCGCGGTGTCATCTGGAGTAGTCCAGCTATAATTGGTAGTGGTTGCCATTTTATCCTATCCTCATGCGACTATTGTAGCGTATTCCCAAGTTAATGTTGGGTCTATTGTGTTCCAAGCCTCTGTTATTGGCGTGGTATTCCAACGCATCGCCACTTGGCTAAATGCAGTTGGTGAAACATTGATCGTTAAAAACAGCTCATTAAATCGTGTACTCCATGACCAGCCCTCAACATATCCTTGAAATGCGCCACCTGATATTTGGCTTGGCAGATTTCTAATATCAACCGGCATTCCCATAAATACGCCTAATAGATCATCACGATCAGCGTTATCAATTTCTGAGTTAGTTATTGGAAATGTTATCGATTGGAATGCTGGCTGCGGATAGGCTCTTTGGTCGATATATCGATCAGCAATAGCCTGAGCATCAACAGCACCTTGAACCCTTGAATTAATGCTTTCAGCTTTGTAGCCATATAGGGCAATTGAAGCGGCATCACTAGCTGTAACCTGTGAATTAAAGTTATTGCCATAATTAATGTATATGTCATTCCTAACATCACCTGAACGCATAACTGTCGATAAGCCAGAGCCTAAAGAATGACCAGCATCTAGCTCAACATAGCCATTTGTAAGCAGATAGTTTTGTCTGTGGTCTGCATCGGCATACCCTATATTTCCATTATTAGCTTCATAAACATAACCAAATGCTGAATTGGCAATCTCTGAAATAATGTTATAGATCGTATCCACTGTGGTTGATTGAGCAGTCATTGTGTAAAGGCCGGGTTGGTCTATTTCGCCTAATCCTAAATTAACTGCATTAGCCCAAGTTTCGGTTGCATTGTAAGTTGACCATTGTGAAGCTGCTGGCACATCATTCCAAGTTCCAAGCAATACGCTGGAAAGGATTGTGTAGATCTGATCGCCATCCTCAGCTTGGGAGATATTGTCATCCCAAATTTCTTTTGTAAGTTTGGCTAAAGATCCCATCGCAATTAATGTGTATTCAATTACTGTGGCTGCTGCTCCAGTGTTTCTGACCTGAACTGTTACATCCGTAAGATTGCCACCAAATAGGCTGACATAAGATCCTGAACTATCTTTGACCTGTAAATCTAAACTGTCATTAATATCGAAAGGTAAAGTTTGACCATTTAAGGCAACTAAAGTAACTTGGATATAAGATGGAAGTGGCTGTTGATAAATGTCAGATCGACCTGCTTGATGTTGGACATCTGAAATAGCGATGTTAGTATAATCAACACCACCGACAGTTAATTTCCAGACTGGTGAGAAATCAGACATTAGCCGGCTTTTTGTCTAACAGAATAGAAATCGATACTACCTGTCGATCGGGCTGCGCTTTCATTTATGTATTTAGCAGTAGTTCTAGCAGCACCTTCAGGATCAATTGTGCTAATTGAAATGTTATTGATAATAGTTGGATTTTCAGCCAGAGTCTTTCCTTGCTTTTCCAAAACTCTAAATTGAGATTGAAGCACATCAAACTGCTTTTGTGCAGCTGATTTAGATATACCACCTGTGGCAACTTGGAATGTTAGATCAGAGAATTGATCTTGAACTCTTAATAATTTATCTGCTAAATCTTTTAAGCTAGTCGCACCTGCTGCACCACCGATTGCTCCACCGCCAGCACCGCCAGTTCCACCTGTTCCACCGCCACCAAAACCACCTGCTCCACCACCTGCGCCGCCAGTAGCACCACCAAAACCACCAGCAGTTAAGCCACTTAATTGACCAAATCCGCCACCACTAAAACCGCCAGTTTCATCATCCCCACCAGCTGCAAATTTAGATAATCCATAAGTAACTGCCACAGCTGATAAGGCTGCTGCTGCTGCGCCTACTGAAACGCCACCAGTTGCAAATGCGGTTGCAACACCTGCTCCGGCTGCTGCTGTTCGTAATGTTTTCATAGCTGTAACTAATGTGCCAATAGCAGTAACAAATGCAACCACTTTACTGGCCACAAATACTCCAGCAATAACTGAACCTAATATAACTAGCTCATCTTTAATGCTTACAACAAATTTAAGGGTTGATCTTAATTGTTCACCAAACTGAAATGCTGCTTCGGTAGCTTTAGTGATTCCAGATGTAACTGAGTTATCACCTGTTAGGCCAGCAACAAATGCTTGGATATTAGGAACAACTACTCTTAATAAATAATCAGCAAATTTGACAACAATAGGTAGTAGTGCTTCTCCTATTTTTTCTCTACTCTCATCTAAAGCAATTGTTAATTGTCTAAACTTAAATTCAGCATTAGTTGCCTCATTAGCAATAAAGCCATTATATGTATTTTTTAATTCTTTTGTAATGTCATCAAATGACCTGCTTTTTAATGAAGCAGCATCTATTCCTAGCCCTAATTTACCTAATGCAGTATTTGATCCATCGTAAGCTTTACCTAATGCGTTTGTAACTGTTTCTAATGGCTTACCTGTGGCAACACTTATTTCTTGAGCAAGGCTTAATAGTTCCTGCGCCTTAGTAACATCCTGAGTCGATCTAATCAAGCGAGATAGGGCTGGCCTTAAAACATCATCGGTAGTAGCAGTCGCAATTGCTTGTTTTGTAATGTAAACATCAATACCTTTGATTTGTTCCTCAGTAGCTTTAGTATTTGCTCTGATTGTTTGTTCAAGGGATTTTCTAGCTTTCTCATCCTCAGCAGCAGCTTTAACGGCAGATACAGCAAATGCACCAACAGCAGCGCCAGCAAGCGCGAAAGCAGCAGCAGCCTTTTTACCAAAATCTGCTATTTGATCTGCTGATTTATTGACTACCTTTTCAGCATCATTTAACCCTTTTTTAAGGTTATCAATATCAGCTGCTAACGCAAGCGTTAAGGTTCTACTGGCCATCAGCAAACTCTTTTCTAATCTCTAGAATAATTTCTTCAAACTCTTTAATCAATTGTGGTTGCATGTGTCTTAAAGTTGGATAGATAAACCAACCGCGAGATCCTGGCCCTGAAGGCATTGGCCCTGACCATCTTGGAAATTGCGGATATTTACTAGATCCAAATTCAGCAGCAGCTCCAATACCTTTGCGATTACCTTTAGCATCGTTGCGAGTATTGAATTGAGTTGTTGCACCACCTGAAAACTTTTGACCTGCAAATCCAAATTGGATCTCACCTAATAAAGATGATGCTTTTGCTTTACCACCTTGAGCAACACGATCTGCAACTTTACCTCTAGATGATGCAACGCGCCTAATCTCTGTTAGTTCTCGCTGAACTAAAACTTGAACTCTTTTCTTAGTTTCAGCAATAGCCACATCATTCATGTTACGCAAAACTTTAGCAATCTTATTTAATTCTTTTTTATCATAAAATATCGATGGATCGGTGCTAACTGCCATTCCGTTCCTCCAATATCTCGATTGCTGTAATTATGTCGTCTGCATCAACCCATTCGCTCATTGGTATTTGAGTTGCTATTGCTAGCTGAACCAATAACCGGCTTAGGCTTCCTTCTCTGTGGCTTTTGGGTTTGCATCACCGACTTGAACATCGGTTACAGTTTCGCACCATGTTTCGTAAGGTTTAACTGCCTTGCCGGCAGCTTCTCTCTTATGTGCATGATAAGCCAAAAACATAAGATCACTTATGCCCATCTTTTCAGATGCTTGACCGATTATGTTCCCAGTCTTTTGTTCCCATTTTTGCCACTCAGGCGGTTGGGCTACATAAGTAACTTCCTCGCCTGAGTTATATGAAATTGTAATTGGTAGTTTCATTAGTTGCTCCCGTTTCTAATTGTTAAGCGAAGTTTTCTGCTGGCACTCCGATTACTTGGAATGTCAAAGATACAGTCTGTGCATCTGGTGCAGTTCCACCAGCTGAAGGCCACATTGGTAATACTTGGAAAGTAAACACTGCGCCTGATGTAGCTGTAAAAACTGTGCTAATTGCTGTGTTTGGTGCTGACTCTGCAACGCCCCATAGGATTTCACAAAGTGATCCAGTTGCGCCCCAATCGGCTAGCATCTCTACCGCTAGGGTAAAGTTGTTATCGATAACTTTAAAAGCCTTGCCGTCTAAAGTTTCGTAGGTTTGGCGATTCATTTCGCCAGTTAAAACTGCACTTGTTGCTTGAGCATCGAAAGTGTTACCACCGATTGTGAAGGTAACATCTCTGCCCGTAATTACTGTGGTAGGCACTTGAACTCCTTAAGTTGTTTGTTGATAGTAGGTTGAAACATTAATATCAGAGATCAACAAAGTTGATGCTCCGACCTGTGTAACTGTTGGTCTTTCGACCACTCCGACAATATATCCATTAGGAATAACTGCCAGAATACTCATGATTAATTGCTCGATATTGTCGAGCGATGCAGGATTGCTATTGTAAGCAACCGCTGCTGTGATAGTCATATTAATTTTACATCTAACTGATGACTTCCCAATAGTTTCGATTTCAAGGTAAGGTGATGATGGAACTAAAACGACGGCAGGTGGCATCGGCGACTCTGGAACGAAGCTGTAGACATTTCCTGCAACACCTGCTAATGCTGTGGCAAGTGGTTGTCTAACTGATGAAAGAATTGTTGATGCTGGCATTTATTGACACATGCTTTCGACATCCATGTATGGGCCTAAAATCCCAACAACTCTATTGAATAAACTTCTACCAATACGATAAGGAGTTGCTGTAAAATCTACTCCTTCAATTTGTCCGCCTGCTGCGACTCTTGATTGGAATACTTCAACGGAAACAACGAAAACTGCTGATCGAACAGACTCATTTCCAACATAAGTTGATGCTCCAGATAAAGTCGCGACTCCAGATGGAATAACATTTGCTTCGATGACATCGGCATTTGTGATTGCAGCTTGAAAGGTATATGCGCCAAGATCTGAGTCAAGTATTGTTCTTGTTCCATTGAATGGAGTTCCACATCCTGTGATGACAACTGATTGTCCTGCTGTAAATTCATGAATTCCTAGTGTAGTAAAAGTGGCGACATTATCAGTCAGCGACACTTTTTGAATTGGGCTTTTGAATGTAACCAACATTGGCAAAATTGTGTTTTCAGCTGTATCTATTATGCCATTTAGATAAGTGTCATTGTAGAGAGCGGAAGATACCCCAAGCACGGCTCTTAACTCGGTGGCCGAAATAATGCTAGGCATGAAATACCTTCCTCTCTACTCTCCCTTAAAGGATGCCTGAGATCGGGAGCAACCTCAGGCACTCAGTTAAATTAAGAAACTGTTAGTTTGCGGAATGCTGTTGGGTAGCGATTAACTACTGCAACATATCCATAAACACCAATCTCAATACGGCCATTAGCAACAATATTGGCACGAAGCTCAATTCTTGGTGACTCATGGAAGCGCATCGCGTTTGATGGATAAACCAACGCAAACTTGTCGCCTGTGTAGTTTGGATCAACAACTAGTGAAAGTCCTGCGACTGTTCCCTGAGTCGAGCCTTGAGAAATTAGACCGCCAGCATTCTGCGGAAGTGCTGCTGCAAATAGAGGTCGGTTAGAACCATCAACTGCTGAAAGTAGCCCTGTGAAGCTAACTGTTCCGGCTGCTGTTGGTGCAACGCATAGACGATTTGGAGTTGAGCGAGTTACTTCGTATGAATCAGCAATTCCATCAGCGATTGCTGCATAGATTGATGCTCCAGTTGAAGCTACTGCTGCATCGCGTGCAAGACCTAATGCGTAAGCATCTGTCTTTTGTGCATAAGATGCTGCTAACTCACGAACTAATAAATCAGCAAATGATCCGCCATCAATAGCAGAACGATCAAATAATTCAACATTTACAATGTTTGCACCAGCAAATTTTACAACTGTATCTTCTTGGTATGTAACAGTTGTATCTGTTGATGAAAACTCAGCACCTTCAGCAGTTTGTGCAACTGTTGCTTGTGTTCCCAATACAGGTGTGAAGATCTTCATTCCTGTTGCAGGAAGTGGAGCGCGCTCGATTGAATCAATAAATGGACGAGATGCATCAATAATCCCAATTGCATCGCGTAGATAATTTGGTGGAACAGATCCGGTA